TTTTGACTTTAGTCCGTTTGAGGCCACTAAGCCTGACAACGTGCCGGTCATAAATACGGTCAGGGTTGATAGCAAATCTATAAATGCGGAGTCGTTAGGGCTTTGATGGCCAATCGGCTGGGTCACAAACATAAGCGCATAAACAAATCCAAGCACGGTGATGGCGAACACGCTGGCAAGGATGATGCCAACTACCACGATTAGTCGAGCGTGAAGCTCCTCGGGTTTAAGGCGTGCTCTCATAAATCAAATCCCTTGTGCACGTGCCAGATGGGTTGCAGATCGGTGGTTCGCATTCTGGTTTAGTCCAGTTAACTGGGTCTTGGCATGGGTAGCGATATGAGCCGTTATAACCACAGCCCGCGCAACCCCACAAGACGACTGCGATTAGCGCTACGTAGCCGATGAGGTAACGCCAGCGCATTATGACAATGGGACGTAATCAACTTGGCGTTGAATAAATGCTTCGTATTCTGCAGGTGTCATTTGACGTTCTTTGTTGTCAGTTTGTATAAACACTTCGTTGCGTGGATACATTGCTACGGCTTCTTCGTATGTCATTTTGTTGTCCTAACTGTTTACATATCCATAGATGCGTATAGTTCCGCCAGTAAGTGTTCCAGTTTCAGGAATTATGGTGAAGCCTGTGTAAGAGGTTGTGTCGTTTAGATATGACCCATTAATTCTTGTTCTACCGTTTGTGAGGTTCACAACCCATGTCGATTGAGCGAAAGTGTTTTTAGCAAGAAATGGGTTTCCCAAATCCATATTTAGATAAAGACCGTCTGCTGAACCTCTACCAAAGTTTGTAAAATTAGCGCCGTTTGCTTGTCCGATATTGTCAGACACACCAGCAAAAGTTACACCGATTGCGCCACCGTAATATCCAGTAGTAGTTGAACCCATTTGCACTTGCAAACTTCCGTTAGCACTACCAACACCGCCAGTTATCAAGATTTTGTATGCGTCATATGTTGCGCTAAACGCCCCTGTCACAGCCACAGAACTGACAGCAGTTCCAATGGTTTGTGTTTTTACAAGTTGAAGACCACCCGCCGCGAAGTTGGCATTAAGCGAGGCTGCGGTCAATACTTCGCCTGCGGTGTATGTAGTGATCGGCATAGTGCTCCTATCCTAAAACATTGAACTGGTCAAGTGTGCCATACGTGAGATTGTCCAAGATCAGCTCATAAACAATGACGGTCGGGGAAGTCGAGTACAGCACACGGTGGCCTGTGGAATAGTCCAGGTAATGCTCAATGCCTTCAACGCTTAGGTCTTGGGCCAACTGGGTCGTGCCGGCACCGCTCGCAAATGTCTTTTCTATTGCAATCGTGTCGCCAATTTCTACGGTTGCCAGCGTGTCCTTTTGCGCATCGGTCAACATCAGGAACTTGGTTTCTACCGATGTGAACCGTGGTTCGGGTGTTGGGTTGAGCAGGTAGGACGCCGCGGTGTTTATGGCAGTTTGTTCGTGTAGCAGGCTGTTAAGGATGCTGCTTGTCTGAATGAAGTATTCCGCTATAGAACCTGCGTTGGTCGCTGTTGCGGTTTTGCCGTCTAGCCCTGTAACCACAGACCTGTTGATTACCTCGTTGGCCTCAAAAGAAATGCCGAGACCGTCATACTTAATTTCGGTGCCATCGTCATGGAAGTCGGCAACCGACGGACTAAGGGTTGTTCCGATGCGTTCCTGAAATGTGAGTGTGCCGTCCCTCGACATAAACACACGACCAAACTCGGCTGTCTCATTGATCTGCGTTATGTATTGCAATACGTTCGTTCCTGCCGGCACGGTGTAGTGGCTGTCGTGACCAAGGTTGACGGTGCCTGTTGCGATGTTTCGTTGTAGCGCAGGGAAATCAACTTCTGGCAGATCAAGCACGGTTTCTATGCGTTCCCCTGATGTTTCGGCAACCACGTTTAGTTCGTCCATAAAGGTTTGTGCCAGTAGGTAGAACTGGTCAGCGCAATAGACCGTTACGGTGTCTAAACCGCCGAGCGCAAAGTTGTAGTCATAGTTGACGACATAGCCCGAGAACAGGTATTCAGGGTCGCCGCCAATGTCGTAGCGGATGAGCTGCACTTTTCGCATAGGTGCAAGACCTGGCTTAGATTGCGGTGTGTCGTAGTACGGGCTGTTGTCATCAAACGGATTAAAAATCCCATCCACGTCCCTGATTGTGAATGTCATCGTGCCAGCGCTGAACTGATCGCCAACATCTCGACGACCGCGCCTAACATTGACATTGGTGCAATCAGCCATTACGTCGGCATATTCGGTGTTGCCGTCAAGCACAAAGAACGTGTTATCAAGAACACCAGATGTCACGTTGTCAAGCGTAAATGCGTTGACAATAAACCCTGTTTCTATTTGCAGGTCATAGTTACCTGAATCAACGACCGCAACGCCTGGCATTAGGCAATGTTCAGAGCCAACGGCCCTGCACTCCGTGAGTAGGCGCGCAACGCATTGACAACAGATTCACCAATCTCTGCGCTTGTGGCAAGGCCGCCAGTCACGTTGATAGTTACGCCGCCGCCTGTGCCCATGCGATCTAATGGCACTACGGCTTCTGGCCCTGCCTCACCGATTAGCGCCAAGGTAGGTGAAGACACGATGCCGCCTTCGGCCAGTCGAGGGATGTTCATACGTCCAGGTGCAGGCGTATTTGATGTTTTGCCAAGTTGTGGCACGGGCACGGTTGGGGCTTTTGGCAAATCAGGCAACAATGGGATTGAGTTATATGCGCTGATGATTGCGTTGACTGCGCCGATTGCAGCGTTGACCATGCCGGCAAAGAACCCGATGACCGTGTTGACAATTAGGTTGATGCCGTCACGAAACCACTCAAACTTGTTGTACGCGGTTACAAGACCCACGATCAGCAATGCGACTCCTGCGGCAATAAGGCTGAATGGGTTGAGCGCCATGGCAATGTTTGTGGCTACGATCGCAGCGGCAACTATGCCGATAGCGGCTGCAATAGCCAAGAATGCTTTGGGGTTGTCTTGAGCCCATGCAGCAAACCTGTTAAGTACTGGTAGTACTGCTTGAAGAACGGGCAACAACGCAGCACCAATTGACTCTTGGGTTTCTCCAATGGAGTTTTTTAGAATCTTCATTTTGCCTGCAGCGGTTTCAGCACTCTTGGCAGTAGCGCCACCAAAAGTTCCGCCAAGCACGTCCATGATTTCGTTAAGGCTTGCGCCCTCTTTAATCATTGTTGCCATTTCTGGGCTTAATGATCGAAGCGCCTTAAAGTTGCCTTGGTAAGCCTTTGCAAGCGCATCAGCAACGGTGCTGGAATCGGTTTGCAGCGCTGTACTGATATCCATAACAAGGTTCATGTCTTTCATGGCCATGTCAACATCTTTTGTACCGCGCACTAGAGCCTCAAGGCTCTTGCGATATTCTGTGTCGGCAATACCAGACGCTCGACTCATCGCGCTGATTTGATCTTCAATTTGTGCGGTCTGGGCTTTGCCAGCGCCAGTCACATTCTGCAAAGTAAGCGCTAACGCCGCCTGCTCTTGCTGATCTTCCATAGCCGCTTTAGTTGCACTACCAAGTGCAGCCGCCAAACCAGCCAACGCTGCAGCTGCCGGCACCGCCGCCTTTTTAATTGCAAACTGTGCTTTCTCGCCAACGGTCTCAAGTTGCTGAAACTGTTTGACAGCCTTTTTTATCCCTGTGCCGTCAAACTCGCTGATAATCGGGATATTGATTGCCATTACGCGGTCTCTCTGTTCGCTTCATCCATGACGCGCTTAACCAACTGCTCCATCTCGGACATGACATCATTTTGGCGTTGCTCGTACGCTTTCCACATTACTCGCGAACTACGCCCATAGCGTGCAGTTAGCGCGCGCCCTAATGACCCAGCCATGGACGTGTCAAACATTGTGCCAGTAGCGCCTTTCCATTGAATGGCAAACGTGCCGACATTGGTTTTGTTTCCGCTGTATTCCTTGATTGCTTGAGTATTGATTTTGGCAGCGATTTTCTGTTTCATGCCAGGTATCCACGGCAAGAGTTGGAACCCTGATCGGGTTTGCCAGTTGCGCGCCATACCAGACAACGGAACGCCAGTAGGCACAACTTTGTTTGCATCGTCAATGACAGGCTGAACAATGTTCTTGTAGTCCTTGGTGATTTCTCGGCGCAAAGATTTGTCAATCTTGTTAAGGGTCTTTAAGGCATCCTTAAGCCCTACGACCTCAATCTTTGCCGATACTTCCGCCACGTTATTTCCTTTTTTTGTTTGCCTCGTTAAGCACTTTAATGACCGTTGCCATATCTCGAGCGTCAAACACAATGTCGCTAGGCCACCAACCGACCGCGACCAAAATCTCTGCTAGTTGGCGGCGGTAGGTGCCGCGTCCGTAGGGTTTGGGTCTGTCTCGTCCAGTACCGGCAAAATGTCGATGTCAGGGTTTTTGCTTAGCCATTCGCGCCAGTTGTCACCAACTTGTTCGCCTTTAATCTTCAAGATCGTGTGCATCCAGCAGGCGTAATCCGAATACAACGGGTTTGCGGAAAGCTGTTGAATGTTGCGACGCTCAAGGCGTTCCCATTCAGTAACCACAAACAGGTTTGTGTAGTAGTACTCGGGTGCGCTTTCAGGCGTGCGCTTTAACTGCAACTTAATCTTCATTGTTTCTCCTATGTCGGCTTGGAGCCGTTATTTATACGGTGGTGTCAATCGTCAACGCGCCACCCATAAACGTGAGGTCATAGGTTGACAACTCGCCAAGGGATGCGTTAATAACTGGCAATG